GAACACTAAATTTAAACGGGTATAATTTAGATATTGCTACAACTTACAGCGCCACTGGTAGTCTAACTAGAGTTTTAAATTTCGGTGGTGGGTTTATAGTTCTCAACTCCACAGGCAGTAGTGCTTTAAGTGCCACATCTATTACAAATATGACAACCGACCAAACAGGTGGGTTTACTACAACAGGTGGTGCCAGCCGAAAAAATATTGATTGGGGATCAACTGGTGGTTCAATTGCCAATGCAGTATCTTTTTATATGACAGGAGGTGGTGGTTTATATCCAAATATTACTACTGGTAGTTGGTTCAAGGTACTTGACCTATCAGGATTAGATAACTCCTCCACAACTGCAACCGCTAGATCTATTAATATTACCGAGGGGTTAATTCTTCCTCCAACTGGTGGAGGTGTTAGTTATAATTTTAGTAATTGGACTGTTGTGTTTCAAGGACCTACACTTGCATCAGGTATAACGGGTTATTTAAATTTAAATGATAATATAAATCAATCAACAGGTACGTTAGCGTCATTAGCGTTTAATATGACAGGTACAGTACGTTTAGACACTGAAGTATCCGTTGGCCCTTCTGGGTCAAGTGTTACGGGGATAACAACACTTACCCAGGGCACTCTTGACATGAATGGGCAAAATTTATACACTAATACTTTTTCCTCTAGCAATACAAATACAAGAGCAATCCTGTTTAGCGGTAACATATACATAACCTCCACCAACAGCGCTGGTCCTATAACCATGACCAATGCTACTAACTGTACCATTGCACCAGGTTCAGCTGGTGGTTTTTTTGTAGCCATGAATATAAATAAATTAATGGATTTTGGTTCTTCCGGGGGCAATCTGCAGCCATTTGCCCCTAATCTTACTTTTACAGTCCAAAGTAGCGCAGCAGTCATCCCCGTACCTACCTTTGTTTCAGGCAGCTATTTTGGTGCCTTAGATATATCAGTTTCCTCGGCTACCATACCTTTTGCCAATTTAAATGCTACGTCTATAAATTTAGGGACTGGTAATTACTCTAGTATCCTCCTCACGATGTATGGAACAGGTTCTATTTCAGCTCCTGTGGACCAACAACTTGGAGGGTTAACAATAGGTAATGGAAGCGCGATAACAACAACTTTAAATGTAAGTTTAAGGGCAACCCAACTTGTTGTTGCTAATGGTAGTACACTAAACACACAAGGGTACTCTTTAACCTCTGTTACTAATCAATTAATAGGTGATATACAATTAGGCGGGGGTACGTTTGCGGCAGGTACTAGTGTCACCCATGTCTTAGGTACAGTGTCATTACAAGGTGGTATACTTAGTACCGTGGGTTATACGCTTACAACGGGTACAATAGATTTAGGTACAGGTGGAACTTTAAGTACACAAACGTTTACTTCATCAAGTTCATCTTCAAGAGCCATTAACGGGACAGGTACGGTTAATTGTGCAGGTAATTGGTCGGTGACAAATGGTGCTACCTTTACCAAAGATTCCAATTACACATTAAACATGAGTAGCACAAGTGCGAAGACATTTGCAGGTGGTGGGGGAACGTACGGAAACCTTGTACAAACCGGCGCTGGTACCTTAACTATTACAGGATCTAATACATTCAATGATGTACAGCAGAATTTAGTAGCACCCGCTGCTGCCAGCCAGGCGTTATATGATACACCTGGGTGGTATTTCTGGACTGTCCCGGCTGGGGTTTACAGTATCAGTGCAGTAGCAATTGGAGGGGGAGGGGGAGCTTTCTGGGGTCCTGGACATCTTTCCAGCTCACCTGGAGGAGGCGGTGGGGGGCTATCTTACGGTAACTCCATGTCAGTATTCCCTGGCCAAGTTCTTACAGTGATTGTTGGAGCTGGAGGTGATGGGAGAGCAAATGGACCTTCTTTAACTTACCCTAATCTTGGAAATTCTGGAGGAACAAGTATCCTGAGTAGCAGTAATACCCCGTGGATATCCGGTGGAGGGGGTGTAGCGGGTACTTACCAAACCACCACTTCTAACCCTGGAGGTGCAGGAGGTGCCAGTGGTGGTACTTTACGCACAGGGGGATTTGCCGGGGGCTCAGGAGGCTCAGTTAGTGCTGACAATATGCCAGGAGCCGGTGGTGGTGGTGCCGGGGGATATTCTGGTGTGGGTGGTAGTGCTACTGCTGTAACAGTTGTAACTGGTCATGCAGGTAATGCAGCAGCAGCCGGCGGAGGGGGAGGGGGCTCGGGTGGCTCTGGTAGTACAGTTCAATTTGGTGGTGCTGCAGGTGGTGGAGTAGGTGCACAGGGCATAGGATCCACTGGCGCAGGTGGTCCAATAAGTAATCTCTTGAATTGGTACGATGGTGGTGGAGGTGGAGGATCAGGAGGCGCCGTAGGAGGAGGTCCAGCTGATGATGGATCCATTGGTCAAGAGGGCGCCGGTAGAGGTGGAGGATACGGGGGTGGAGGTGGAGGCGGTGCAGATGATGGTACTGCAGCAGAGGGTAATAATTGGCACGTAGGAGGATCACCATTTGGCGGTCACGGTGCTGTTCGTATTATATGGGGTACCGGACGTTCTTTCCCAAGTGCAGCAGCAGATGTATAATAGAGTATAGTCATGGCAACAATTACTTTTACAGCAGGTACAACTACAACGGTAACGGATTTTACCCTATCCGGTACGGCTGGAAATTTAGTAACGATAAACAGCTCGTCCCAAGGCACCCAGTTTACGCTATCTAAAGCCTCTGGTGCTGTATCTGTTGATTATATAAGCATTGAAGATAGTAATGCTACAGGGGGCGCAACCTGGGCGGCTGGAGGAAATTCATCCAATGTAAATAATAACTCTGGATGGACATTTGGAGCTGCTCCTCCCCCCTCGTACGCGATAACAGGCCAGTTCATGGCATTCTTTTAATTACCAGTCTTATTATCTATAAATATAGCGTGTAATTTAGGAAACCAATAAATGTCATCACCATCATCCAGGCAAAATCTCATAGATTACTGCTTTAGAAAACTAGGTCACCCAGTTATTGAAATTAACGTTGATGATGACCAGGTTGAAGACCGAATTGATGAAGCATTTCAATATTACCGAGACTTCCACTACGATGCGGTTGAGAAGGTTTATCTGAAAGAACTAATTACCGCCTCGCTACTTCAAATTGTAGGGGTTAATGCTGCATCTTTTACTAATGGGGAGCTTATTACCGGTGCTACCTCGGGGGCTACTGGATATATACATTCTAATATAGCGTCAAACAGAATGTATATCTTTAAGATAACAGGTACATTTACCGTAGGTGAAACATTTACAGGTGCCCAATCCGGTATATCCGCTGTCGTACAAACTATTACTCTTGGTAATTATGACAATCAGTATATAACTCTTCCTGACTCTGTTATAGGGGTTGAAAGAATATTACAGTTGTCTAACAATATTAACGGTACAGGTATGTTTAACGTCCAGTATCAACTGATGTTGAATAATATTCAATCCCTGACAAATACAGACATAATATATTATTCACAACTTAAAACTCACTTAAACTTAATTAATGACCTGCTGACAGGTCAGAAGCCTATTAGGTTTAACCGTCATATGAATCGTATGTTCATAGACTTTAACTGGCAAATGGATGTTGAGGTTGGAGATTACATAATCATTGAAGCGTGGAGAACACTTAACCCTGATGACTACACCGATGTATATAATGATGGGTTCTTAAAGAGGTACTGTACTGCGTTGATTAAACAGCAATGGGGTATTAATATGAAGAAGTTTGAAGGAGTACTACTTCCTGGCGGTGTTACCTTAAACGGTCAGAAGATATACGATGAGGCTGTTGAAGAGCTTGAGATTCTTAAGAAGGAAGTACAGGATACATACATGCTTCCTGTAGACTTTTTTACGGGTTGAAGGATTTAGATCCTTATCTCACCAACCTACCAATGCATTATACATGCAAGGCAATAGAAAATCAACGTAGATATTCCAAATAATGAGTACAAATTTTTATTTTCAATCTGGTATACCTGGAGGCAGGTCATCCGAACAAAATCTTATAGAAGATTTAATGATCGAGTGCCTGAAAATATACGGGTTTGATACTTTTTATATTCCAAGGGCAGCAGTAGCAGAGGATGATATTCTGGGAGAAGATGCTCTCAATAAGTACGACAGTGCATATGCATTAGAAATGTACATGCAAAACGTAACTGGGTTTGAGGGTGATGGGGATCTGATGTCCAAGTTTGGGGTTGAAATTCGTGATACAGCTACCTTTTTAGTTTCAAGAAGAAGATGGGATGAGGTTATAGCAAGGTCCGGGGATGCTGTTCTAACAACAAGACCGGCAGAGGGTGATATAATTTACTTCCCTCTAACAAAAGCATACTTTGAAATCAAATTTGTTGAGTCAACAGACCCCTTCTTCCAAGTTGGTAAACTTTACGTTTATAAACTCCAATGTGAGTTAATGCAGTTCTCTTCAGAGAGATTTAATACCGGTGTATCTGAGATCGATGATATAGCAGCCGGTAAATCTATGGATATGAATGAGTATAATGTATTATTTGAGTCAGGCGATAGGTTCTTACTTGAATACTACTCTCCGTCAAGTTTAATTCTACAAAATTATACCATGGAAGATATTATTCCTAATTCTCAAAACGAGTCATTTACCGGTGAGATTTCGGTTCTAGATTTCTCTGAAACTAACCCGTTTGGTGAAATAAATGCTTAATCAGAAGTTTTACTGGGGTACAGTTCGGAAGTCTATCGTTGCATTTGGTAACCTATTTAACAACATTCACATAGACAGAAGAGATGATGCAGGGACTGTTATTCAAAGTCTTAAGGTACCTCTATCGTATGCGCCTAAGAACAAGTTTCTGGCTCGTATAGCGGCTCAGCCAGAATCGTTCACACAGAGTTTTCAAACCTATCTTCCTCGAATAGCTTTTGAGATGACAGGGTTAGCGTATGATCCAGGTAGAAGAATAAGTCTTGTACAACAGAATAGGGCTGCCAACAGTACCTCCACAACACTTAATGCCCAGTACGCGCCTACCCCGTATAATATAAATATGCTTCTATACGTCTATACTAAGAATCAAGATGACGGGTTGCAAATTATAGAACAAATCTTACCATACTTTAATCCTGACTTTAATCTATCACTCAACGCCATGCCAGCGCTTGGCATTAAAAATGATTTACCTGTAATCTTAGATAGCATTAGTTATGAGGATGAGTATGAAGGGGATTTTACAGCTAGAAGAGCAATTATATGGACATTATCCTTTACTCTGAAGCTTAACTTCTACGGGCCTATTAATAAACAGAGTCTTATTAAGACTACAACAGTTAACTCTTTTACGGATTCTGCTCTTTCAAATAAACAACAAACATTTACCTCTTCGGTAGATCCAACTGATGCTGTACCTGGTGATGATATTAGTACAATTGATTCTTTTGTGGACTTTTAATGAAATCTTATAATATTCCTATTCCTGAATCAGCCCCGCTTAACGGCCCGGCTTGTACAATTACCTGTGTGTCTAATATTTTTATTAAGCAGCTTTTTTATAAAAATACAGGAGACCGGAATGACCCGCACAAGCATCTGCATGATCATGTAACCCTATTAGGTGCAGGTGCTGTTGATGTAAGAATTGATGGGGAAGTAACTCATTTTAAAGCCCCTGCAATTATATTTGTATCGGCGGACCAGCTACATTACTTTACAGCTACAGAGGATAACACCGTATGTTATTGCATTCATGGAATACGAAGTACCGATGGGTCAGGTGATATATTAGATCCATCTATGATCCCTGCAGGCACACGAACCATGACGGGAACCGGAATCGGACCAAATGGTCGTGTCATTGCTGAATCCATAATTGGTTCAAGATGAATTCTTTAAATAAAATAAATGATGTTTTTAATATCAACACCGACGTTGATATGCCTAATACTACCGCACCGTTGGTTAACTACCAGCCAAAAGAAATTGATCAAGAGGATGACTTCCAGTTAGCCCGAAATACACTTCGGGGTCTTATAAACAAGAATGAAGACGTATTGACAGAGTTAATTCACATATCCAAGAACTCTGAACATCCTAGGGCCTTTGAGGTTGCCGGGCAACTTATAAAGACTCAAACCGAAATAGCTAAAGAGTTAGTAGGACTCCATAAGACTAAAAAAGACATTACCAAAGAGACCCCACAAAGTGTCAAGCAGCAAAATAATATTGTGTTTGCTGGTTCAACCTCTGACCTAATGAAGATGATAAACGGCGAGAAGACAAGAATATCCAATGGATAATAATAGCTATAATGGTAATGCGCTGCTTAAGCCAATTGGCTATAACATGCAGTTTACTACCGATCAGGTTAAAGAGATATTTAAGTGTAAAGACGACCCAATATATTTTATAGAAAACTATTGCTACATTATATCGTTAGATAGAGGCTTAATTCCCTTCATACTTTATGAGTGCCAAAAAGAAAAAGTAGGTGTTATTATGAATAACCGTAAAGTTATTCTAATGGAAGGAAGACAACAGGGTAAGACAATTACTTCGGCTGCCTGTATCTTACACTATACTCTATTTCAGTCTAATAAGACAGTGGCTATTCTTGCTAATAAATCGGCAGCTTCTAGAGAAGTATTATCTCGCTACCAAATTATGTACGAGAACTTACCTCTGTGGATGCAGCAAGGGGTGAAGACATGGAACAAGGGTGATGTGGAGTTAGAGAACGGTTCAAAGATCTTTACCTCAGCTACCTCAACCTCTGGTATTCGAGGTAAATCAGTTAACTGGTTGTATATTGATGAGGCAGCTATTGTTCCTAATAATGTTGCAGAAGAATTCTTTACCTCTACATACCCAACTATTATGGCTGGAGAAACAACAAAGGTGTTGCTTACCTCCACTCCTTTAGGTTATAATCATTTTTGGAAGTTCTGGAATGATGCGGTTGAGGGTAGAAATGGATTTACCCCTATGCAGATTACCTATGATAAAATTCCAGGTAGAGATGCAAAGTGGGCGGCAGAACAAAAAGCTTTATTGGGTGAACTTAAATTTAACCAAGAAGTGCTTTGTGTATTCCTAGGTTCATCTAATACTTTG